AGGTTGGTGGAGTTGGGGGCGTTGAAGAGGTTGGATGGCCGTCGGAGGTCTGTTCGGCCTGTGTATGTGAACTTTAAGAATCTGGAATGAAGCTGGAAGACTTGATTGAGAGGTTGCCTGTTGCTGAGCAGGAGGCTTTACTGGCTCAGGTGGCTGAGTACAAGGAGGCTTTGGAGAGGGAGAAGTCTCATAAGTCGTTCATGCATTATGTGAAGACGATGTGGCCGGGGTTTGTGCATGGGAGGCACCATGCTTTGATGGCCAAGAAGTTTGAGGAGATAGCTGAGGGGAAGGTCAAGAGGCTGATTATCAATATGGCCCCCCGGCATACTAAGTCTGAGTTTGCGAGTTATCTGTTACCGAGTTGGTTTTTGGGTCGGTTCCCTCAGAAGAAGGTGATTCAGACATCGAACACGGCTGATTTGGCTGTGAACTTTGGTCGCAAGGTCAGAAACTTGGTGATGAGTGAGCAGTATGCGAGGGTCTTTCCAGATGTGTCGTTGAGGCAGGACTCGAAGGCTGCTGGCCGGTGGGCGACGAACAGGAATGGGGAGTACTTCGCCATTGGTGTGGGGGGAACCGTGACGGGTAAGGGTGCGGATTTGTTGATCATTGATGATCCGCACTCTGAACAGGAGGCAGCTGCTGCTGCGGGGAACCCGGAAGTGTTTGACAAGGTGTATGAGTGGTACACCTCTGGTCCCAGACAGCGTTTGCAGCCTGGTGGGGCTATCGTGATCGTTATGACGCGGTGGGCTGAGAGGGATTTGACGGGCCGGATCATCAAGGATGCGGCTTCTCGGGACAAAACCGAGGAGTGGGAGGTGATAGAACTCCCGGCGATCATGCCTTCTGGCAAACCTTTGTGGCCTGAGTTCTGGTCTTTGAGGGAACTGGAGGCTTTGAAGGAAGAACTCCCGATTTCCAAGTGGAATGCTCAGTATCAACAGACTCCTACTGGCGAAGAGGGGGCGATAGTCAAGAGGGAGTGGTGGAATCTTTGGGAGAAGGACGATCCTCCGCAGTGTGAGTTCATCATTCAGTCTTGGGACACGGCTTTTACGAAGTCTGAGAAGGCCGACTACTCAGCCTGTACGACTTGGGGCGTGTTCTATAAGGATGAGAACGAGAGAGATCCGAACCTCATTCTGTTGGATGCGTTCCAGAAGCGGATGGAGTTCCCAGAACTCAAGGACAAGGCTTTTGAGATGTACAAGGAGTACGAGCCTGACATCTGTCTGATCGAAGCCAAGGCAGCGGGCGCTCCTTTGATCTTTGAACTCAGAGCGATGGGGCTTGTGGTTTCAGAGTACACCCCAACTAGAGGAACGAAGAAGGTTCCAAACGATAAGTTCACCCGTCTGAGTTCGATAGCCGATATCTTCAGGTCGGGGAAGGTTTGGGCGCCGGATACCAGGTGGGCTCGGGAGGTGGTTGAGCAGATGGCTGCTTTCCCAAATGCGGAGCATGACGACTTGGTGGATTCGACCGTACAGGCTATGCTTCGCTTTAGACAGGGCGGACTCTTGCGTCTTCAATCAGATGAGGAAGAAGACGGAATCATCCAACGCAAACGCGCTTACTACTGATCATGGACTACGAATCTCTATTCAAGTTGCCAACTGGCATCGAAGACATTGAGTCAGTTTTCCGCACTGAGCGCGGATCGACCTACGCTCATCACTCAGATGCCACGACCACCCGAAATCGCAGTAGCGAGAAACATAAGGACACGCGCACTGGCATTCAACCAAGATCTGGGCGTACCGTGTTTATGGACCCGCAAGACGTGAACCGTATTGGCGGGTTCTTTCAAAACCCAGACATGGCCACCAAGTTTGTGCCGAAGCTGGACAAAGATGGAAAGCCAACGGGTAAAGTGCAATTGGTCTTGGCCGAAGACTACGGCCCCCGCAAAGCAGGCTCTGTTCTTCTTGAGGCCCCGTACACAACCAAGCCCCAGGTTGGAATGAACCCAGTGGAGATTTACAAGTCTGAGAGTCCGATTGGCGATGCTGGAAGAGGAATCCACTTCGGCAACAAGATTACTGAAGTTCATCCAAAACCCTCAAGACTTGGGGGGAAGGCAGGCGTTGCTGCCGGATTGCTTGGGGGTGCAGGCGCGGCCAATGCAAGTGAACTTGCAGAGTCTCTTCTGCCTATTGGCTTGACGCCAAGCAAAGTTGCGCCCGGCACGCTGTCTCCAGAGATCAAACAACGATATGCCCGTGAGCAACAGAAGAAAAAAGAAGAAGTCGCCAAAGCCCAGGCTTTGTTGAGAAGCGGTGTTCCAATGCCTGATGAGTACCGCAAGGGCGGAAAAGTCAAACTGATTTAAGGATAGTCATGGCAACAAATTTTGATAAGGCACTCTATGGTGCGCCAGTGGGTCTTGAGGAGTTGGCGCAAGAAGAAGCGCCTATTGAGATTGAAATTGTCAACCCAGAAGAAGTCAACATTGGTATCGATGGCATGGAGATCAGCCTCGTACCAGAGCCCAAGACTGCCGATGCGTTTGATGCAAACTTGGCAGAGTATGTGGATGAAGGAGTCATCGCCGGTCTGGGCGGTGATCTGGTAGCAGAGATTGATCAAGATAAGGCTTCTCGCAAAGAGTGGGAGAAGGCTTATGTCGATGGCCTGAAACTGTTGGGCCTTCAGATTGAAGAGAGAACCGAGCCTTGGCAGGGTGCTTGTGGTGTGTTCCACCCGATGATCACCGAAGCCGTGGTTCGTTTTCAGTCGGAGATGATCACGGAGACGTTCCCCGCTGCGGGTCCGGTCAAGACCAAGATCATTGGAAAAGAGACGCCAGAGGTTAAAGAGTCCGCCGTCCGGGTGCAGGACGACATGAACTTTGAACTCACGGAAGTGATGAAGGAGTTCCGCCCCGAGCATGAGCGGATGCTGTGGAGCCTCCCAGCGACTGGCTCGGCTTTCAAGAAGGTCTACTACGACCCCAATCTTGGCCGTCAAGTCTCGATGTTTGTGCCTGCGGAAGACATCATTCTTCCCTACGGCACCACTGATATGGACACTTGCCGCCGCTTGACTCACGTCATGCGCAAGAGCAAGAACGACCTAATCAAACTACAGAACGCGGGCTTCTACAAGGATGTAGAACTGGGTGATCCAGACAAGAACAAGTCTGATATCCAACAGGCCAAGGATAAAGAGACGGGCTTTAGCGATCTCAACGATGACCGCTTTACCCTGATGGAAATCCATGCAGACCTTGATCTGCCGGGGTATGAGGATCTGGACAAGGACGGCAATCCTACTGGTATTGCGCTGCCTTATGTGGTGACCCTGATCCGGGGCACGAACACCATTCTTTCTATCTACAGGAATTGGAACGAGGATGACCCGCTCAAACTCAAGCGGCAACACTTTGTGCATTACCAGTACGTCCCCGGATTCGGGGCGTACGGATTTGGCTTGTTCCATCTTATCGGTGGCTTTGCGAAGAGTGCTACTTCGCTCATGCGCCAACTGGTTGATGCTGGTACTCTGTCTAATCTCCCTGGCGGACTGAAGTCACGCGGTCTTCGGATCAAGGGCGACGACACCCCCATTGCTCCGGGCGAGTTCCGCGATGTTGATGTGGCCAGTGGGAATATCAGGGACAGCATTCTTCCGCTTCCCTATAAGGAACCGTCTCAGGTTCTCTACAGCCTGCTTGGGAATATCGTAGAGGAAGGCCGTCGTTTTGCCGCAACAGCCGACATGAAGGTGTCGGATATGTCGGCTCAGGCTCCTGTTGGAACGACGCTGGCTCTCCTTGAGCGGCAACTCAAGATTCTGACGGCGGTTCAGGCCCGTACGCACTTCTCGCTCAAGCAGGAATTCAAACTCCTCAAGAGCATCATCCGCGACTACACGGATCCTGATTACACCTACGATCCTGAGTACGGCACCAAGCGGGCCAAGCAGTCGGACTACGACAAGGTCGATGTCATCCCGGTGAGTGACCCCAACGCGGCCACGATGTCGCAACGGGTGATCCAGTATCAAGCCGTCATCCAGATGGCTCAGATGGCTCCGCAGATCTATGACCTGCCGCAGTTGCACAGGTCTATGTTGGATGTTCTGGGAATCAAGAATGCGGAAAAACTGGTTCCGCTGCCAGAAGATGAGAAGCCCACGGATCCGGTTACTGAGAATCAAGACTTGCTGAAGAACAAGCCAGTCAAGGCGTTCCTGCATCAGGATCATCAGGCACACATTGCAGTGCACATGATGATCACGCAGAACCCGCTAATTGCTCAGATCGTGGGGCAGAACCCGATGGCTCAGCAGATTGTTGCGGCTCAACAGGCTCACATTGCAGAGCATTTGGGATTCCAGATGCGCAAGCAAATCGAGGCTCAACTGGGTATGCCTCTGCCGCCGGATGATGAGGATCTGCCGCCGCAAGTTGAGATTGCGCTGTCAGCCATGATGGCTCAGGCGGCTGCTCAAGTGAACGCTCAGGCTGCGCAACAAGCCGCAATGCAACAGGCTCAGCAACAAATGCAAGATCCTGTTGTTCAGATGCAACAAGCAGAGTTGCAACTGCGTGCACAAGAACTGGCACTCAAAGAGAAGCAGTTGGCAGTGGATGCCACGGCGAAGGCAGACCGCCAAGCCCTGGAGGAAGAGCGCGTCAAGGGCGATCTCCAACTGCGGGCTATGAAGGTTGCGTCCGATATTGAGAAAGATAAGGCCAAGATGCAGGCCGACACCGAGCGTGATGGCGTCCAGTTGGGCGTCGAAATCGCAAAAGCCCGTGCTGAAGATGCACGCCAACAGAAGGAGCGCAACATTAGATGATCCAAGACTTCGCACGCGTATTGCGCGAACAAATACGCACCGACATGAACAACTACGCCGACGACTTGGCAGGGGGTTCATGCCGCACTTTTGACGAGTACCAAAAACTCTGTGGTGTTATCCAAGGTCTAGCCATCGCAGAGCGTTATATCCTTGACCTTGCAAAGAAAGTCGAAGATGCAGACGAGTGAAGCGGGAATCATCCTCCCCCCGGGTATTAGCCTGCCCAAGGTTATTCAACCCAAAGATGAGCAGGACGAAAACATTCCTCCTGAAGAGAAGGCAACAGCTCTTCCAGAGCCTGCGGGACACAAACTGCTGTGCATCGTCCCTGATGTTTCAGACACGTTTGAGAACTCCAGCCTGGTTAAAGCTGACACCTACATGAAGCAGGAAGAACACGCCACCACGGTGCTGTTCGTGCTCAAACAAGGCCCCTCGGCCTACAAAGACCCCGAGCGTTTCCCAACAGGCGCTTGGTGTAAGCCTGGAGATTTTGTGTTGGTGAGGACTTACTCCGGCACCAGATTCAAGATCTTTGGAAAAGAGTTTCGTCTGATCAATGATGATCAGGTGGATGCTGTTGTGCAAGACCCTCGCGGCCTCACCCGCGCTTGAAGGAGTGAAGAATGGATAAGGAAGAGTTCAAGTTTCCTGACGAAAAGGAAACGGAAGTCAAGGTCGAAACTTCGGGCGAAACCGAAGTTGAGATTGAAGTTATTGACGATACGCCAGAGCGTGACCGTGGTCGCAAACCCCTAGAAAAGGAGGTTTCTGACCCTTCGGATGATGAGATTGAGTCCTACTCTGCGAATGTGCAGTCGCGGATCAAGGAACTGACTCACGCACGTCACGACGAACGCCGTCAAAAAGAGGCTGTAGCCCGGGAAAAAGCCGAGTTAGAGCGTCTTGCACAGCAGCTTCTTGAAGAAAACAACCGCCTCAAGAAGAGTTATAACGAAGGCCAAGAGGTTCTGGTCAACACCGCCCGCAAGGAGGCTGAGACAGAACTGGAGATGGCCCGTCGCAAACTCAAGGCGGCACAGGAAGCCTTTGATACTGACGCCATCATTGCCGCTCAGGAAGAACTAGCGGCTGCAAAATGGCGTACAGAAGAGGCAAAAAGATTCAGGCCGCAGGCTTTACAGGAAACAGAAATTCCTGTACAAACGCGGCAACAACCTCAAACTCAGGTTCAACCCGACGAAAAGACGCTGCGCTGGCAGGCAAAAAACCAGTGGTTCGGGCAACCGGGATTTGAGGAGTACACCAGCTACGCACTAGGGCTGCACCAGAAACTAGTCAACGGGGGTACTGATCCTCGCTCTGATGAGTATTTCGACCAGATCGATGGTCGCATGAAGTCCAAGTTCCCCGAAATCTTCGGTGGTGAGGAGGACAAGCCAAAAACGGTTGAGGTTCAAAAGAAGCCCACAACGGTAGTAGCGCCAGCGACTCGGACAACGAGTCAAGGAAAAGTTAGGTTAACCACTACGGAACTAGCAATTTCCAAAAAACTTGGCCTTACGCCGCAGCAATACGCATTGCAGAAACTACGACTGGAGAACCAAAATGGCTGAAACTCAAAACCGTACCCCTCGTGATCTGACGACACGCGAAAAATCTGCTCGTATGGTGTACACACCGTCGAGTGCATTGCCTGATCCGACACCTGAGCCGGGGTTTGTGTATCGCTGGATTGCGACGCACATCTTGGGTCAGTCTGACCCTACCAACGTGTCCAAAAAGATGCGTGAGGGTTGGGAGCCGGTGAAGGCGGTTGATCATCCTGAACTTATGCTGCCGGGTAACGAGAAGACCGGGAACGTGGAAATTGGTGGCCTCATGCTTTGCAAGATGCCCGCTGAACTCGCACGCTCACGGGACGATTATTACGGTCGGCAAGCGCAAGCTCAGATGGATTCAGTGGACAACCACTTCATGCGAAACAATGATCCACGGATGCCGTTGTTCTCGGACCGCAAGTCCAGTTCAACACGCGGAGGTGGATTCGGTTCTGGTTCAAAGTAACTTAGGAGTCCTTAAATGGCATCTACTGCTGCTCCCTACGGCCTACGGGCTGTAAACCGAGTTGACGGTCTGCCGTACGCAGGCGAAACGCGTCAGTTTCTGATTGACCCCGCCGGCTATTCGAGCAACCTCTTCTACGGCCAAGTGGTGAAAATCCACACTGACGGTTACATCCGCCTCGTGACTGAGACTGGTGGCACCGGCGACGCATTCCCCGCTGGCACCATCGGTGTCTTCGTGGGCTGCTCGTATGTCAACGCGCAAGGCCAGACGGTCTTCTCGCAGTACTATCCCTCGGGTTCGCTGAACGCTGTGGCCTTCATCATTGATGACGACCGCGCCGTGTTCCAAGCCCAGGCCGATGGCCCTGTGACGCAGACTCAACTGGGTCAAAACATGCTCTTCGCCGCTGCTCAGAGCGGTACGGCAGGCACGGGTGGTTCCACCACTTCGGGCAATTCGCTGTCCGCCCTGAGCGCCACGACGCAAGCCCTCACTGCGGGCTTCCGTCTGGTCGGTTTCGTCAACGGTCCGTTTTCGACTGTTGGTGATGCCAAGACCGATGTGTTGGTGAAGTTCAACATCGGCCAGCATTCGTACACGAATGCAACTGGCGTTGCCTGATAAGGAGTGATCTGAAATGGCAATTTCTCGTGCCCAACTACTCAAGGAACTCCTGCCCGGCCTGAACGCTCTGTTCGGTATGGAGTACGCTCGCTACGGCGAAGAGCACAAGGAAATCTACGAGACTGAAAAGTCCGAGCGTTCCTTTGAAGAAGAAACCAAGCTGGCTGGCTTCAGTGCCGCTCCGGTGAAGAACGAAGGTCAGGCCATCGCGTATGACAATGCGCAGGAAGCCTTCACCGCTCGTTACAACCACGAGACTATCGCCCTTGGCTTCTCGATCACCGAGGAAGCAGTGGAAGACAACCTGTATGACAGTCTGTCTGCCCGCTACACCAAGGCTCTGGCCCGTGCGATGTCCTACACCAAGCAGGTTAAGGCCGCTGCCGTTCTGAACAACGGCTTCAACGGCGCTTATCCCGGTGGTGACGGCGTGTCGCTGTTCGGCGTTAACTCTTCGGCCACTCGCGTGGGTCACCCCCTGGTTTCCGGTGGTGTGAACTACAACAGCCCGTCTGTTGCCGTTGACCTGAACGAGACGTCGCTCGAAAACGCTGTGATCCAGATCGCTGCGTGGACGGACGAACGCGGTCTGCTGATCGCCGCCAAGCCTGTCAAGCTGGTCATTCCGCCCAGCCTGATGTTCGTTGCCAAGCGTCTGCTTGACACCGAACTGCGCGTGGCCACTGCTGATAACGACATCAACGCTATCAAGCAGATGGGTGCGATCCCTGGTGGCTTCACCGTCAACCACTTCTTGACCGACGTTAACGCCTGGTTCCTGACCACGGACGTGCCCAACGGTCTGAAGCACTTCGAGCGTGTCGCTATGGGCACCTCGATGGACGGTGACTTCGACACCGGCAATGTGCGCTACAAGGCCCGCGAGCGCTACAGCTTTGGATGGAGCGATCCGCTCGGAATTTGGGGCTCTGCTGGCGCCTAATCAGCGTCGGAAATCGGGAAAGGGGGCCTTGTGCCCCCTTTCTTTTTGGCCTATATTCAACACAGTCCCAAGATTTTCAACCTGCTTGCTGACCGGCTTGGCGGACTGACCTCACAGACAGCAAGCGCAAATGAGGAGCCATAAATGGCACGCACTACCTTCTCCGGCCCGGTTAAGTCTGACAACGGCTTTGAGGGCGCAATCACGGGTAACGTTACCGGCAACGTCACTGCCACCACTGGCACTTCGACGTTCAACAACGTGGAGATCACCGGTAACACGGGCATCGGCAATGCCGCTACCGACACCATCGGTTTCTACGGCGCTACCAAGATTGTTCGTCCGACGACCGCCGTGACGGCTGCTGCTTTTGCCGCCAACACCAGCGGCATTACCAACGATACAGCCACTTACGGCGGCTACACGATGGGCCAAGTCGTTGCGGCGCTTAAGAATCTCGGCCTGCTGACCTGATAAGGGGCGCATCATGGCGATGCAATACGACGTTAAATCAGCGCACATGGCTGCGTCTGGTGTAGCGGTCACCTACCGTACGCGTCTCAAGGGTGCGATTGTTTCGGCCAATGCCAGTGCTGCCACGCGCAACACGGTGTACGCCAACAATCTGGCTCAGACCGGCACGTACGGTCGTTCGACCAATACAGTCACGGTGACCATCACGGCGCACGGCCTTGCCACTGGCGACCGCGTGTGGCTGTCCTTCTCGGCAGGCACTGGCGGCACGGCGACGACCAACGTGTACTCTGTGACGGTATCCAACGCCAACACGTTCACGGTTACGGATACTGCGTCGGGCACCATCACTGGAAGCCCCGCAGTCACCATGTACGCCGATCTCTTGTTGGAGGCCGACTCGTACAACTCGACAGCGTTCAACGTGATCATTCCCGGTGAGGGCATCCTGGCCGAGAACGGTATCTACGTTGGCTTGGTTAGCAACGTCACCACGACGATCTTTTATGGCTAAGTCCCCGGCATGGCAGCGCAAGGAAGGAAAGAACCCCAAGGGCGGCTTGAACGCCAAGGGGCGAGCCTCCTACAACGCCGCGAATCCAGGGAAGCCCGGACTGAAGGCTCCACAGCCGGAGGGCGGGCC